GATTTGTGATCAGCTCCGCCACGATAGATGTGTTCTTGGTTTAGTGCGTGTGAATAACACCATAACCATTCATAATTCTGTTGAGATGTACGAGCCCATATCGTACAAGGGTGATTGTACATTGTAGGTAGGTAGGCGAAATGCCTAGGCTCGTCTTGTTTTCTAGCTGAAATTGTTGCCCATTCATCTGATGTAAGTTTACGTGGCACATAGCCTAGAAACTTATCTATCCAATGTATTGTGCATAACATTTGTGCGGACTCAAGTTGCATTTTACCCGAGTGGGCATCAATATGATACTGAGCGCATTTGTCTATATCTTCGTCAAGTATAAAAATATTCATGAGAATATTATACGAAAAATTTGGGGATTTGTCAAGAACTATTTAAAGGTTGGGTCTAAATAATATGTGAGTACGGCTAGTGAGCTGGTGCCCGCTATCCATAGAACTACAAATAGTACTCTAGCGATAAATGTTATCAAGGACTTCTTTGAAATGCGTTTCCAAAACATCTTTTGCTTCCGCTAGAGATATAATTTCTACTAGCGCTTCAAATAGATTCTTACTATTAGTAAAATCTATTGGCATAGTTACTCCTTCCTTTGAAGGCTTCCATTCCTCGTCAAAGTCTTGGTAATATTTTCTTAATGAAATATATTCCGTACCTCTAAAAGTATTTACTGTAAGAAAGATTTTTTCATGTCTATCTTCATTGTAATGAATCTCTTTCTCATAAACTGCTGGTTCGTTACTTAGGTCTATCATTCTTTAGTATCTTTGCTAAAGGAACAATGCTTGTAACGTTTTCAGGTTGTAGCAGGCGATAAGAGTCCGTATCCCAACAAAACAATAGAACTTGTTTTGCGTTGGGCTTTGCTCGATTACGTTTAGTTTGTATGTATTTATTATCGAAGTCAAGGGTACAGACGTTGTATTTTAATCTACGACTGTTTTGACTGCGGTAAGTAATAACAGCGTCACCCGCTTCGGTGACCTGCTTTATGAACTCGTCCTTTTTCATCTATTCCTTATTAGGTTAGTTAATTTTAAGTTACCCAATAATGGTGTCGTCTTGACGAGGTTATTTTTTAAGATACAAAAAATCGTGGGACAGCGTACTGCCCCACGCCCGAATTGATATACTAACTAGCGTTAGCTTTGTTAAGCAACTCTGCGAAATAGTTAGCAGCCTTACCAGTCAGTTTAGAAATGATTGCATCATCAGGGTCTAGACCCATATCTGTAATCGCATCTTTAACTGATTGTTGTGCATCAGCAACTGATACACGACCACCGCCGCCACCTCCATTAGAGGTAGACCTAGCCGCAGGAGTTTTCTTAACATATACATCAAAATCATTCTGACACCATTTGGGCTCTCACCTAATTCGGCAGCAATGTCTTTGACAATCTCCATACTGTTTTCTGGAGTAGGTTCTTCTGCTGTATACATATCAATAGCTTCTTGTTTTGATTCATCAGTCCAAGCCATTTTACGTTTTCTCCTTACTTTACCATAAATTGATTCATATTCTTCAAGCGTGGTGGTGTTTCTGAAGCCAGGACACCAACCTGTTGACTCTAACATTTGTGTATAAAATCTGTCGCTCATAGTTTTCCCATTTATTTCTAATATTATACAAATAAATGAGTGCCATGTCAACTACTATTTTTTAAAAGGTGAACCCGAACTTCACAATGTCGGGCTGAACTATTGGTTCTACATATTCGAATAGTTCTTGGTTGAAATACCTTTTGTAATCCGTGTATATCTCTACCCTACTTAAATCTACACTATCTTCGTCTGGTCTAAAGTCTATGCGTTCTAAATCTTCTTGCCAAGAATTTAGACTTACTACAGGAAGTCCGTTGTAGATATAACTTTGGGAACGGAATACATTTGATTTAAGGAACTGACCAAAGGACTCATAGCCCCATGACTCATAGTATGAAGCTACTAAGCGTTCATAGGGGTTTCTTACAACCCCTACTACTGAAGTACCATCTTTCAAAATAAAATCGGCTTTGCTTGTACTACTTGTCAAGTTCGAGAAACCTCTTTTCACGAGATAACTCAGCCGCTAGAACTTTAGCGTCATCTACTTCTCTTTGTAGAGAGTGAGTGTCGCGAGTATCTATTTTATTTAATTTATCAAGAAGGGCTACTAGTTTGGTCGAACACTGCTGAGGTGTGTGATACACTTCGCTCATTACTTAAATTCTCCAAGAAGCTCTAGCTTCTCTTTTGCTTCTGCAATCATTTGAAATTGCCCATCAACCGCTGCAATGATGTCAGGGTGTTCCCCTATACCCGCTGGGTTTCGAAGATATACTTCAATGTTTGCTTCTGCTTCTGCTATAACACCTTCATATTTTTTATGAAGAGCCTTTAGGATTGCTGTTCTCATACTTTCTCCATCAATGATTTTACATAACTATTTATGAAAACCTCTTTATATTTATCTGATAATATAACGAGTACAAAGACGGGGGCAAATATAAAACTGCCTACCCCAAAAATTAACCACGTGAAAAACCAATATCTGTAAGATAAATGGTCTTTATCTAACATTCCTAATAGAGTCATGCTAGGAATAAATACCATAATTTGTGCCATCAACCAAGTACTTGCCCAAAAGGCAATTGCTATGTTAAGTGATGTTAACTCCATACTCCTCCAAATGCTTAAGACTTCCTATATCATAAGCCAATCCGAAGGAATGATATCCTACTCTTCTGCCATCTACCCAAGGAAATAAGGTGTTAGAGGTATCTATCGGTGTTAGAACATATAGAGAGTATCCTCTAGCTCCATACTTTGCCTCGTAATCAGTTACGGGCTTCATGTAGCCAGGACATGAGTTCATATACTCTACTGTCATTTCTCTCTTTATTTCTGCGATAGCGTTGTCCTTTACTGACCAAACTTTCTCACCCACTTCAAAAGTATCAGATACGCACTGTTCAGGTAGCATTTGATACTTGTGCCTATAGCACTTGGAGTGTTCTTCCTTTGATAATTTTTCAGGTACACCTACTCTTTGAATAATAGCTTTTACGAAGGAGTTCGAACGATAGATTCTAGTAGCTATTTCGGAAATATTATCTCCATCTAAATAGTACTCGATAACTGTTTTTATCTCGTCTCTGGTCGCTCCTTTACCTCTGTTTTGGCTTCTACGTTTTTCTTTATACTCCCAAACCTCATTGTGCTCATCAATGATTCTCTGAAGTCTGGTCGTGTTATACCTGATGTTCAGAATTTCGCAAGCCTCTTTCTTGGTTATCGGTTCATCACCACCAAGAAGTTCTATTACTCTTTGTACATTTGCATCGTCTAATTTTTCGTGTGATTTTGCTTTTACGCCTCTACCCGCCATAAGTTTCTCCGTCTAAAATTTCCGCTCCATAAAGAATTATAGCATAGTGCATAATCTTTAATAAGTCAGCAGGATTTTTTCCGTTCTTGTGTCCATATCGCTGAGCATACTTTATAATATTGCCTATGCAGAATCCCTCTCCGTGACCCGCATCAATAATTACATCAGTTGCTTGGAATTGTCCACGAGCATAGTGGGCGGAATAGGTTTTGTCTATATACTCTTTTAGAAGAGTGAGCGTCTTGTCCTCGTTGAACTTGTAATCTATATCTATCACTTTAGTTCGTCCAGTACGTCAATGCCACCTTCTATTTTTGCAAGATACTCTTTTTTCAAAGCTAACTTGCCCTCGAGTACCATGATTTCTTCTTCAACTTGTACTCGTTGTTGTTCTAAATTGTTACGGAGAACATCTCTATGCTCTATTGGAGTGCTATCTTGCATAACACCCATTAAGACATCTCTTGCACCTTCTATATTCATGTGTTCTGTCTAAACGCCCTCAGTAATGATTTAGTTCCATCTTTCTTTATCATGCGCAAACGTCTGCGAAGCAATAGGTCATGCCTTGCTTTTTCGATATAGGCTGCACGCTTATCGTCGTCCCAATCAGTTGGAAAGACTACTCTCATGCCCTCTACTTCGTACACACGCTTTCCGTCTGCCTCTACATTGTTTGCTAAAAATTCTACTTTATCCATAATTAAAAAAGGCGGGCTACTAGATACATTCTCTGTCTGGACAGCTACATTAACAGGACGACAGTCTTATCTACTTCTTTTGATGTGTTATTAACTTGTCTAGCGTTCACACGCTGGGTAAGTATAGACGGGTCGTTTATCCTATCTCTGTTCACTACCTAGTAGCCCTTAAAAATTGAACTATTAAAGTTCTACTTTCATTTTATATACATATTATAGCAATATTTTGAAGTCGTGTCAAGAACTATTTTTGAGTTCGTTTAACAATTACTTACTGTTTATCTTATCTTTTGCGGTACCTGCGTACAAGCCAAACCATGCCGCACCAGCACCAACTATAATAGAAATTAGTCCTGATTGCTCAAGTGTTGGGTCTGGTAAATCCATAAACCACATTGTTGCATAGTAAAGCAAGAAAATATAAACTGAAAGAAATGCTCTTGGAAATATTCTCCAAGCGTCTATCATTGCTGATAAATGAATCCATCTTTGCCATGGATTAACTTGGTCATTATGTTCCAACTCAAATATCTTTTGTTTGAGCTCGTTATTTTCTTGAATCATCTCCATAAACTTGTTAAGGTCTATTTCGACTTCGTTCCTCGACATATCACCACTAAATCGCTCGTCAGCCATTTATGTCTCCTAGCCAGTCAATCCAATCTTCTCTTTTGCTATCTCCATGAGTATGAAAATGAAAGGAGATTGAAATTCTCGGCCCTAGGGTATCTACCCTATGATACAACTTCGATGGCAGGTATAATAAATCCCCATCATCTAAGTCTACTACTTTTTGTACTGTCGCGTCTTCGGGTGGACAATCCCACTCGTATTCGTTCATGATATACCAACGAATCTTGCCACGAACATGAAACAAAAAGTTCTCTGTGGTATCAGCATGAGTAGGAAAGCACTTGGCATCTTTTTGACTAGAGCAATAAATATTTGCCTGTCCTCTACCAAAGTGTTTCTCAAACTCTACACACTGTTGCCACATCGTTTTGTTTAAAAACTCACACAAAGTAAGAATGAAACTATCTCCATTCTTCCAATGTTCATAAATCTGTTCTTTTGTTAGTTTCTTTTCTGCCTTCTTATGACAGTATTTCTTATCTCCTACGATTTGGCACTGAGGCATTCGTTGATGCCCGTTCAATCCGTAAGAGTTCATATATTGGTCAAACTCCTTCCAACTAAAGTGTTCTCTGAATCGACCATCGTCTCTCTTTTGAATAAACCACTTTTTATTTTGGAACTCGTCTCTAAACCTTTCCAGAGGCATTGGTATTAACTGCTCGAATGGAATCATTCGTAACCCCACATAGCTAAAGAGTATCTAGTACCCTTTGTTACTGGCGTTACCCAATGTATATCTCCTGGCTTAAATACCACGGCATCTCCTATATCTAGTGTTATCTTTTCGCTGTCAACAAAAAACTTTCCGCCCTTATACTCATCATTCAAACATACTGTCATACTTAGTATTCTATAGTTAGGATATCCAACAGTATCTCTGTGAGGTTCAAAATAATCATCTTTATTGTAGATTTGTATTGCACCTTTCCAATTTATTGTAGGATATTTACTATTCATAGACTCATATAATTCAATAGGTAGTCTGTAATTTGTACATTCTAATCTGTCTTGTCTACGATATGGCTCTTTTATACTATGAATTATATCCTTGCATTGCTTTGTAGAAAGCAAATTTTTAATCAAGCGCATAAAACCAACTCACCATACTGTGTCGAACTCCTTTTGTAACTGGCTTCACTTCATGGAGTAGCATAGGGTCAAAGATACATACATCTCGTACTCCTAACTTTATCTCTCCGTATTCGTGAAAACAAAACTCACCGCCTTCATACTCACTCGGGTCGTTTAGCTGTCCAGTTATTGATAACCTTCTATTTCCGCCAGGGTGTTGATCGCGATGCATTTTATAAAAATCTCCTACTTCGTAAGTCGAAACCTGTATGACTTCGGGCATTAGATTTTGTCCGTAAGGTTGTATAAAATCTTTCAGCATTGTAATAGCTGGGTGTAATTCATATTTCTTTAAATATCTACTTTTAGGTATTTGTATAAATCTAACTGTTCCCTTTCTGTGGTCTTGGTCTCCGTTATGAGTTAGACCCTTCGTAGGTAAATGTGTATCGAATGTGTTAATCAATTCAGCATATAAGTCTGCTGAAATTCCTTCTTTTACTACTTCTATCATTGTGCTATGTCTTTTACTATTTTTGCATACTTCCAGAGTATGTCTGTTAAATCTGGTCTGGCATGAGTAGATTTACCAAAACCATTGTACTTTGGGTGCCATGGTTGCGTACTTAAACTTGTCCAATGCAGTTGCCAAATATCCTCTGCATCATATTTTTTGTGCAATCGTCTATCATGCACTGCTTCTAAGTCATCAGTAACAAATCCATCAAAACTATTCCATCTACTATCTAATTTGTGGATTAAAGTGCGATCTTTTGGACACCCCATCAACTTCATAAAATCGTACTTGTAACTATTGGGCGATTTCTTGATTTCCGCGATCGGTGCCATGTGTTTTTTGGCTTTTTCGCAATCTATTAACATTACGCTATCGCTGTACCAACCTCTTTCCCACTCAGTACCTTCCCATTCGCCTGGGTTTAAGTTCAAACTATCCCAGACCATGCCAAAAGCTTTGCCCTCTAAATCTGTGTTCCATAGGTGCGTGATATCCCTAAAATTTATTTGGTCACAGTCCATATAGATGGCTTTTCCTTTATAATTACATAATTCTGGTATTGCATATCTAAAACAAGTAAATGGAGTTCCCCAACCTTTCTGATTCCAACCTTCAAACAAACTTGGTCTTAAAAATGTAATATCAAGGTCGCTACTACTGTTTTTATAGAGAGAATATGTAAGTATTCTTTCAATAAATTTATCTTCTACTTCTGATGTGCCTACAAATATTCTTACCATGGTACTCTAAATATAAAAAATAACGCATCGTCGTACGTTATGAATGTTGTGTCTGTGCCTGTAAATATCCAATCTGAATTTATGGGAAACATTAAATCTTCTCCAAAGTCTCGAATATATTTAGGTGAATAAGGTTTCATAAAAGCGTTTTTCTGTGATGTAGATATATCAGGTTTCCACTTTATACCCCATAACTTTTCTCCAGATATTCTAATCATACCACTACCCTTAGGTAAAGGTATCATTACAGTATTTGGGTTTGCTTTTACTAGAAAGAGGGAATGAACTAGGCTTGCCCCAGTTTGTTCTTTGATAATATCAAAAAGAGCTTCTTGATTTTGTTTAAAGGCAGGAAGTGAGTTTCTATAAGGTCTATCGCCTAAAGAGTACATTTGCCAGACATCTGCTTGTATCCAGCGTCCGTCATATTGTGGAGGTTGTAAGCCTAGTGTATTGTCTGCTAACTCTTGAAACTTTGTTAAATCCATTTATCATTCTGATTGTTCAAGATACTCTACAAATAAATCTATTTTATTTTTATACTTTACAGGAATTGATAAATCAATTACTACTCTTGCTTTACTGCCTGCATTTCTATCTGCAAACCAAGTAGACCCGTCAGAGTCAAACTTATTGTAAATACAAGTCCAATTCTTTGAAATAGATGTTGTATTGTTATCTTTTATTGTTAATTGTTGTTTGTTAGCTCCATCTACACCAATACAATAACCATCATCACTATTAAGAATAAATCTTAGTGAGTGTCTTGGCTTTTGTTTACTGTTCTGCCAACCTGTATGCCCATACTCGGGCGGTTGTACCGCAACAGTATCAAAATACCATCGCCCAGGTACTATATTATTTACTCTTTGAAGGAAGTAATGCTTCTCCTTGATTAAAGTTTTCTTTTGACCGATATAAGCGTTCTCTACAAACCTACTGCCCATTACTTTCTTTAAGCCGTAGGTACTGACACCACTAAAATCAGTATAATTATAACTATCTGGATAGCCCTTATACGATTCATCTGCCATTAACTCCTTTAGTCTAGCGAATTTTAAGTTTGGTCTTGGGTGAGGTGATGTTGTATGTGGATTCAACATCAATACTCGTGCAAACTGGTCTAACCTAGTTAGAACATTAGCATTTGCAATTTTAATTTCCTTCATCTGCATTTGGATTCTCCGTAGTGACTGTTCTATAGTAAACTACGACCTCTTTGAGTTCGATAACATACCTTTTTAATTCTTGCATATTATAACTCATTAACTCATAATCAGGGATAGACATTGCAACAAATACTACAGAGCCATGCTCTTTCTCTACTCTTGCTAGAAACTCATCAATGTTCTTATCACTAACAACATACCAATAAGGCTCTTTGAGGTCTATCTCACGAGGCATTACTGGTTGTGCTATCTTCCTTTCTATAGGTTTAGCACTAACTTCAATTTTCTTTGGAGTTAGTAGACTGCAACTCGGCAGGATCATCAAGGTCGTCAATAACAACGCTAATTTCTTCGATGCTGTCAAATACATTTTTTGTTCCATTGTTTATCCTTGGCTCTAATAAGCCTGGCTTTGCAATTGCCAACTTAGTTAAATTATGTCTTTTAAAAATATCAAGATAGCGATTCATTTCTCTTTGTGCTTCTTGACTCTTTTTCTGTAAGACACCTAGTTGTTCTGTTTGCAAAGCAAAATCATTCTGTAAGGAGTTTATCGCCTCCTCTTGCGTTGCTACTGCACTTTCTAACTGTATATTGTTAGCTGTTAATACTTGGTTTGCATTCCATAGGTAGTAGCACCCTAAAGATAATACAAGTATGATTGCTATAAAAAATTGATTCATAACTGTTGTATCCTATAGTTTAAACCATCGGCTCCTCTAATTTCGACTAACTCGCCGTCATCAGTTATGAACTTTAAGTATTTATCCTGTTTTTTGATAAACTTTTTTACACAGTATTCTTTATCATCAGAGTCTCCCCATGTTTGGTTATAACTCACTAACAGTTTAAAACGAGGAAAGAAGTAGTAATAAATACTATTGTAAGTATCTATAAACCATTTCTTTATTCGTTCCATGCCAATCCTTGAAACATTTTAGCTTCAGCTTCTCTTCTTCTTTCTAAGCCGAGTAGTACTTTACCACCTGCTTTGTTCCATCTTTTCATCTGATATGGCACATCTTCGAAGTTACCTTCGTTGATTCGTTTCAGAAGTGTACTGTTCTTAAAGTTCGTTGGGCCTAGGTTGTAAACCCATACAACCAGAGCGTCAAATTGTTCTTGCGTGAGTTCTACTTCCACCATGTCCTCGACATAGCCTTCGTACTCTTTTAATTCATCAAGAAGCATCTGCTCTGCTTGTTCTTGCGTAATTACCATGCCTTCATGGACACCTTTAGTATGTCCGTAGCCTATAGTCCATACGCCAACAGAATCTTGGTACGCTTCTAATTCGCACCCTTCAAAGTATTTTAATAAATCGTGTCCTTTATTTGATAATTGCATATATAATAATATCCCTACTAATAAACTTAGAAGTAAGAATAATAGCCACCTCTTCATAGGCTTTCTCCTTTTTAGTGGAAGGAGTTGGGGGCATTGCGCCCCCGAGTGCTATTAACTTATTGTTATTTCCTGCTCTGAGGATTTATCTCTTGCGATGTTAATAGTTAAAAGTCCATCTTCGAGTTTTACTTTCTCGACTATGAGGTCAGAGTTAAGGACAAATACTTTGTCGAATGACTTTGTGCTAAGTCCCTGATGCAGATAAGGATCACCTCCTTCATTGCTTCTAGAGCCTTTTATGCGTAGTTCGTTATTTACGAGCCTTACGGATAAGTCTTTTTTCTTCCAACCTGGCACTGCGATTTCAAGTTTGAATCCTTCACTGCCTTCCACTATATTATATCTTGGATAGTTGCTATCTTGCATTAAATCTAACCATGCAGGATTGTGTCCTAGCCAAAAATTACGAAGTAGTTCTCTACTTAATGTAGTCATATTTCTTCTCCTAAATTACCTTTTCAGTATAACTTTGCCCACCCTCTCGGTATGGACGCCAAAATGTAAGCGAACCCTCACTTACATACTTATTATATCAAAATTAAGGAGCGATGTCAAGAACTATTTTCAATCATCATAGTCTATAAGCCCTTTTTCTCGCATATACCCAAGTGTGTCTGAAATACCTATACGCCTTCCAATGGTGTAAAATATACCTCCAGAGCATATACAGAGAACTAACCATTGGTATTCATTAAATCCAAATAGTTCCATTACTTTCTCCTTTTCTTCTGTTCATCTACCATGAGAGTTG